ATGCCCATTGCTTTTGGGGCGAATATCTGTTACAATACATCAAGACCAATCAACTCTTAAGGCCTGATGAAATACCTACTTATTGACACCAGCAACATGTTCTTTCGTGCTAGACATCAAGCACACAGAGCAGCAGATACCTGGACCAAGCTGGGCTTTGCACTACACCTGACCATCATGAGTGCCAACAAGGTAGCACGTGATTTGGGTGCAGATCACGTGGTATTCGCACTAGAAGGACGTAGCTGGCGCAAGGACTACTACAAACCCTACAAGGCCAACCGTGCTGTGGCCCGTGGCGCCATGAGTGAAACAGAAGCAGAAGAAGACAAACTGTTCTGGGAAACATACGACGAGCTGACTAAATACTTGTCTACAAAAACCAATTGCAGTGTGATCCGTTGCGCAACAGCCGAAGCGGATGATGTCATTGCACGTTGGATAGCTTTACACCCCCAAGATGACCACACTATTGTAAGCACAGATTCTGACTTCGTTCAGTTGGTGGCACCTAATGTGCGACTCTACAACGGTGTCAATGATCACTTGTTCAGTGTCGACGGTGTCAAGGACGGCAAGGGCAAGAATCTAAGTTTTACAATTGAAAGCAATTCAAAGATCAAGGTTGGTAAATCTGACCCTTACTTTATTGCACCTGTGGACTATCAAAAGTGGGTGTTGTTTTTGAAATGTGTGCGAGGCGATCCTGGTGACAATGTGTTCTCAGCGTATCCAGGTGCCCCAGTCAAAGGCACAAAGAATCGTGTGGGTATTACAGAAGCATTTGAAGATCGTGGCAAAAAAGGCTATGCGTGGAACAACATGATGTTGCAACGTTGGACTGACCATGAGCAAGTGGAACACAAGGTGTTGGAAGATTACGAGCGTAACGTGGCTCTAATTGACCTTACTGCACAACCCCAGGACATCAAAGATGTTGTAGACACAGCTATCCGCGAACAGGTAATTCACAGAGACGTGGGCATGGTGGGTGCTCACTTTTTAAAGTTCTGTGGCAAGTACGAGCTGAACAAACTCAGCGACCATGCAGATGCAGTGGGTCGTTGGATGAACAATACATACAAAGGAGTATTATATGATACACGCCAAACCAGTGGTAGCTAACCAGTATTGGATCCTGAAGCAGGACGATCAAAAAGTTGGCAACATTCAGGCAGTGGATGATGGTTATCAAATCACCATTCGCAACAAAACTGCCAACTACAAAACCATTCCCATGTTGCGGAATCGTGAACAGGTTGAGTTTGAACCTGCCACAAAGAAAACCAAAGAACTCAGCCATCAAGTTCATGGCTATGACACCGGATGCCGTGTGTACAATCCCATCTGGGACGTCAAGCACAAATTGCCATTGTTTACTACCAGCAACAAAAGCAAATCATGGTTTGCCGCAGGCTGGTACATGGTCAAACAGCATCGTGCCTGGAAGGCTGTGCAAAACCCCAAACTTATTGTACTTGAACGGTATAAGTACCAAGGACCCTTTCATTCTAAAGAAGAAGCAAATGACAAATCCGTTTCGTGATCAAGAAAAATTCATGCGAGCCTGCGACCAAAGTGTCAACGAGTTTAACACAGAGCAATTTGATCTTTACATGAAGCTAATAGAAGAAGAATGTAGAGAATTAGGTGATGCAGTGGGACAACACGATAAAGTAGAAACATTAGATGCGTTGATCGACATACTTGTTGTTACCATTGGTGCTGTTCACAGTATGGGCGCAGATGCCGAGGGTGCCTGGAAAGAAGTTATGAAAACTAACTTTGCCAAAATTGACAAAGAAACTGGTAAGGTGCGCAAGCGTGAAGATGGCAAAGTACTAAAGCCAGTGGGCTGGACTGCTCCTGAGCTTGAACAATTTTTAACAAAGGAATTAAAATGACAACATCTGTAATTTACAAATCAGCGTCTGATGTTAACACTGCTATGGCTGGTGTGTACAAACACATGGGATTGGCAGTGTTGACCAGTATGTTGATCAGCTACATAGTATCAACCAGCCCGGCATTGATGGCTGTGTTGTTTGGCACAGCACTGAAGTGGGTGATCATATTTGCACCCTTGGTGGCTGTGTTGGCCTTGAGTTTTTCTCTGCACAAAGTTTCTAAATCTGCGGCGCAGTTGATGTTGCATGGTTTTGCAGCCTTGATGGGTCTGAGCATGGCCACCATCTTTGCAGTGTACACATCAGTCAGCATCTTTACTGCGTTTATGGGCGCCGCAGTGTTGTTTGGCGTCATGAGCTTTTATGGATATTTTACCAAACGAGATTTGACCAGCATTGGTCAGTTCTTGTTTGTGGGGCTGATTGCTATTGTGATTGCCAGCGTGATCAACATCTTTGTTGGCAGCACAGTTGCACAGATGGTGATCAGTGCCATTGCAGTGATTGTGTTCTTGGGACTTACGGCCTATGACACACAAAATATTAGACAACAACTCAGTGAATCCAACAGCAACAATGCAGAAGTTGCAGGTGCACTGAGTCTGTATCTAAACTTTATCAACTTGTTCATGAGTCTGTTGCAGTTGTTTGGCAACAAAAATGATTGACTTTGCTTCCAAAATGACCAAAGATCAAGCCCGTGCGTTGTTAAGACGTGCAGGCCTGCTCAACAAGATGCGTGTGATCCAAGGTGCAGAGCGCGAAAAGACCTTGACCATGCTAAGGCTCGTGCCGTCTGAATCCAGCAACAATCAGCATCTATGGACAGAAACTTGGAGAGTAGGTGACGTCACCTACGATCTGGTGTGCGGAACTGGCGTTGATGAGCTAATAGAAACTACCAAAGACCATGAAACTGATCAATGACGAGTACAACGACTGCTGGGTCTGGGTAGAAGATCATGACGAAAATCAGGAACTCAGCCCACATTTTGATTACGAAGAAGACGCTATTCTATGGCGTGATCGCTTGAAAGACATGTTGAAATGAGTACACAAGTCAATATTGAATTTGATGCTGATCCTAACTACAACAAAGTGATCACTGTGCATCGAGGTGAATTCACCATGGAACACTGGGTAGCAACTCTCAGTACCGAGGAACAACAAGAATGGCGCCGACAGCATGACATACACGAAGACGCTGTGCATGCCGCTGTAGCAGCAGGTGATGCAGAGGTGCATACTCCTGATCCCAAAAACGCCACAATCAAATGGCGAAATCAAGAAATTCACCTGTACTGGATGAACACTATTTCAGCTGAAGACAACGCCAGTTATCACAGCTTTTGGGCTAGATATCATGCCGCAATGGACGAAAGAAACACATGAGTTTACACATAAACCGATTTATTGATCTAATCAAAGCACAGGAAAGTCGTGGAGGACGCGACATCAACATGAGCCTCAAAGACGCCAAGGACCTGCATGCTGACATTACCAAACTGTTGCTGGTGCTGGAATCATTGAGAAGCCAGCATGATGCTCCACGAGATGAAGTTATCAAGGTAGAACTCACAGGCGGTACATTTTAAAACGGCGTAGTTTTTGACTAAATAAAACTAGGAGTTTAATGATGTCAAGACCAAAACCCAGTGTGCTGATTGAGCACACACACAAACAAACCTACAAGACCGAGCAAGTGCTGGCGTCGGAAGGAGTATGGGCGGTGTTCTACGATGCCAAACCCATCAATCTCAAAACCTCAAACATGCTGACGCAGTATCCAGGACCCAAGTACAAAAAGGTTAGCTTCAGCAATCCTGGACATGCTATTAACCTGGCTCGCAAACTCAACATACAGTTCAAGACTGACAAGTTCAGTGTGGTACTGTTGACTCATGGGGCGCAAGTGTACCCCAATGCTCAGTAAACAACAAATCACTCAAGCAGTATTGGAACTGATTACTGGCCACTTTTGTCCCACTCTGGATCAAGCACTGCAACAATGGTGGAAAGATCCCAGGGACACAACTGGTCTTAGACTCAGCGCCGAAGGCTTTTTTGTTTTTGGTCTAGCTGAAATTGTCAACTACCGGTTTGCAGTGCCACCTGGTATTCATGCCAAAGCTGCCACACTGTTGACTCTGGACCGGCGAATGACCTGTCCCTATTACCTAACACAGGGCAAGTCGCCTGAAATCTACATCTATGGCGATAGCGAAGCCACTATGTTTGCGTTATACGGAGATGTAGAAAAGTTCTTAAGGGCCATAGCCAGGTAGCAGTCGATCTGCTAGTGCTTGTGCCTGTATTACAAATTC